ATAGCAATTGCTGCGGACACAGGATCCTTAAGCACGTCCGGCATACCAACAGACGCTGTTTCTTGCTGGTCGGTCAGTGGTAACTCTCCTTGCTCCCGCATCATTTCACCTTGAGTCTTATCAGACTGAGAAATAAGGGATGCGACTAATGGAGCGCCCACCAGAGTTGTCCCTGCAATAGCAGCCTGGATGTAAGGGTCACTAAGTGAATCTTGCACCACCCCAGCCATCGCGTTTCGAACGACACTTGAGACACTGCGATCTTGAGGAACGCGGTCAGCGAATCGTTGCTGAATCCCCCTTTCAAATCCTGTAACTACATCAGAATCTGGATCTACAGTTGAAGTTACTGGAACTCTACGAGCTACTGGAGCTGTCTGTTGACGAAGAGCACCAGGCTCACTAACAACGATGTTACCACCCGGACGGCCGTAGGTTTCTAGCGCTTCACCGATGTTCGGACCAACAGTTCCTGGAGAGGCTTCTAGTTCTAGTGCCTTCCTTTGAGCAAAGCGATTACGCGCTTCAGCCAAACGGGCAGCTTCGTCAGCTTCTTCAGCCAATCGCGCACTCCTGCGCTGTTCTGCATTGAATCTCGTAGTGACATCATCCAACGGAAATCGAGTCCGCTGATCCCCTGCAGCAGTAAAGCGTCGACCGCCATCAACAGGACTTTGAGGGATTTTCGCTAAAGGACCAGCAGGATCAAAGTTAAGAACACCCTGTCCAGGACTCTGACGTGGATTGGAAACCGGACCATAAGGAGGCTGGTATTGCTCCAGCATCGTGTTTAGGAAATCCTTAGCTTCGGGTGTAGTAACCGCATCAGGGTTGAAAATACGACCACCAATTTTTGTTCCCACGGGGACGGTGCGCCCGCGAGTAGAGATTGTTTCATCAAGTGCGACAGATCCCTTAGGGTTTCTCAGACCTAGGTTCAGTTGATTTCCATAAACAGTTGGCTCTGCGTTATCAGTGACAAACGAACCAACAGGACTTTCAGGAGGGGTATTTCCAAACAAATTTGCGGAGGACCCTGAAGTATTCAGAGGCACCTCGCTAGCGCCGCCAGCCAACTGTTGACGCACTACGTTCAGTGCATCGTCAACATTAGGTGGGAGATTTCTCCCTCCACCACGAATCAGATTTCCCAATCCGCGAATCAAGGCTCCGCCGAGATCGTCTCCTGAACTCCTCATGGGAAATAAGTTACGTCTTAGTTCTTTCTATATTAACGCCAATGAGCGAAGAAGAAAATTCTGTCAGCCCGTGAAACATCAGGAGGACCAGGAATCGCCTGAATAAATTCACCGCCTGATCTTTCGAACCGGTAACGGGCTGCCACGGGGTCTTTGTAGTTAGCGACGTACAGCATCTCTGCCAACCTGCCGCACTCATACATGTAGTTCTCTCGCCAGACTCGCGCTACTTGCTGCTTATCTTGGACCGTAATCGAACGTTGAACGTCACCCAAGATCGTCTCTTGACGGCTGGATGCATCCCCGGTAGAGAGTTCTGTCAGTCGCTCAGCCTGTTCGCAACGCTCAATCTGCTGAACGATTTTGTCGAAGTAAAATTCACTGGGGATGCTATTGCAGGCTTCAATCAACCTTGCATAGTCACCAGCTGGCACCGTAGCAATGTTGTAGCCCAGATGATACGCAACTCTGCTGAAGTTGAAATCATCTAGGCGGTAACCAAAAACCTGAGCAGGATTCCGCGTTAGCTGATTAACAGCTGCGTAGATAACCTCTCTCTTACTTGCATCAGTAGATGTGGCGTCGAAGGTAACGCCCTGCTGAGCTAGATAAGACTGAATCTGCTCTAGTTCATTTTGGGAAAGTTGAGCCACTTACATCGACCACAGGAATATTTCTATTCTACGTAAACCTCTCCTGTTTCAAACACAGCTTCCCACTCCACTCGTTTGATCGAAGTCAGCTGTTCCAACTTGGTGAATCGCTCACCAGGTAGGGACTGCCGCAGCTCCACAATTTCTTTAGCGGTTTTGATGCCAACGCCTGGCAGGACTTGAGTCAAACCCTCTGGTGTCAGGGTGTTGAGGTTGATCCGGTTGTCCGTGGGAACTTGAGGTTTCACAACAGGTTGTGCAGAAACTTTCCTGCGTCCACGGCGGTTTCTTGACGGTGTGTCGGCTGCCTCAGGCTTTGTATCTTGTTGCTGTTCGATCTGGTCTTTATGTGCGTAGAAGACTTTTCCTGAAGTAAATGATTTCACCAGAAGATAATCGCCATCATCATGCGTAGAAATCACACTAACTTTGATTCCACTGGGTTTGTAGATCGTATCGGGCATAGACCAACAGTATGTAGGCAGTACTTTAATCTATACCATCCACTTATGCACTCTCTGCGTTAAAAAAGTCTGTAGGCATATCATCTAATTTTTCTAAGAACTTTCTTCTTTCTTCCCAAGTATCACCTCCTTCTTGGCCTTTCATCTGGTTGATACACAAGTTGCTTTGTATCGTATTACACACAAGACCAGCTAGATCTAATTCGTTGCCTTTGCTTCCTGTGCGCCAGAAGTGAACCCCGTTAAGCCATATAGCACCGCATTTAGGACATTCTTTACGGCTAACGCTGAGATTTGAGGTGTCTGTCACGATACTACCGCTACAGATAATATATATTTTACTCAAGTGTCAAGGCAAAAAAAAGGACCCTTCCGAAGAAGGGTCTCTTTCCTGTGTGTGTGACAGCTTTATCAGCTGGGGGATGTAGACGTGTAAACAGAGGACTCTGTAAGACCGTCGGGCTGAAGAGCCACATCCTGACGCTCCGGGGGAGAATCGGGAAGGATCCAGCAGACTTCGCAGATTGCGAGAGCCTTGTTGTCGCCAGACAAGAAGTTGTTGGCGGCGCGAGGGTCGTACACACCCGAACCTTGCACCACGGGGGATGCATCGGTGGTTGCGAACAGTTTCCACTGAGTCTCAGCAGTGGTTGCCTCCAGCTGGCTGGAGTCAATGATGTTGGTGGAAGAAACAGTGCCGTTAGCAATACGGCTGTTTGCACCAACAGCAGAGACAGCGAAACCACCAGAAACAACAGTGTTGTCAGTGGGGTAACCCTCACCCACGGCAGGAGCCAGGGACAGAGTGGGCTCGGTTTCTGCACCAGGGATGCCAGAGCTGACTACGTCACCACCAGTGATCCGAATGGAAGAGCGGTAGCAGTAGACGCCTGAAGGCACCTGAATACCATCAGCGATGTCCTGACGAACGTCCTTATGGAAGTCCGGGGAAGGAATGATGACGGAAGCGTCACTGAAAGCGACGTTGGATTTTCCGTTGGGGGAGCTGTTAACACCAGAGCCATAGGCTTGGGTGTAGTACTCCAGCTGGTTGACGGAACCCAGAGCTTGGTAGCTCAGGTCAACGTAACCAATTGCTTGTTGAGCAATCCAGCCGGGACGGAAGATGACGCCGACAGGACCACCAACGGGCTGGTTGGTGTAGCTCGTAGAAACGCCATTGGCGTTCTCGAACTGCATGGTCTTTTCTTCGTGCCAGTAACGAAGAACGTTTGCGTAGTTGCCAGGATAAATCTTGGCGACTGAGATCTGGTTGGGATTAATTGCCATCGTTAGTTACCTCAAGCGTCGAAGGAGTAACCAACGGTCACGAAGTCTGCGTTTAGCAGTTCGAAACCAGCATACAGGCTCCAGATCATCATGATGAATCGTGAGAAGTCATCATTGTTGTTCAGGAGAACCTGAGCGTTGTTGCCGCCGATGCCGACGCCAACAGACTGAGGACCGAAGAACATAGCAGCGTTGTAATCAGCTGCTGCACCGGCAATAGTTGCGTTCTGCGTCTGAGTGGGCATGTTGGTGGATTCGAAGAATCGCACGCCCTCAAAAACGAAGCCCGTGGGCATAATAGGCTCACCAGCAACGAAAGTTGCCTGACCGAAGCCTTGACCCATGTAGATGCTGGCGTTCGGCTGCATAGCCGACATCAGCGGGTTGATTTGACCATTACCGGGGTAACGGGCCACCTCACGGAAGTCAGAGTTCTGACGGAGGTGCATCAAGAATGTAGGGTCACAAACGCAGCGGTAGAACCCGTCCTGGTAGGTAGGGGTGTTGCGCTTACGCAGTGACTTGACCACACGCAGGAGGTCATCTTTAACGTCGAACTTAGCTTGCTCGGCGTTGGTGTAAGTAAGAGCGCCAGTAGCCAGATCGCCGGGGAAGTAGTAACCGCCCTGGGTATCGGAAGACTGACCCTTAGAAACAGCTTTCAGGAGCTCGTTGATGAACACCCGATCGCGCCAGCGCCTGTAGTCGTCTAACAGAGTTAGAGAACCGATGGACTGGTGGAAGGTGGTCAGGTTGCCCGTATCAAGCAGCAGACGCTGCGCGGTGATGAGGGTTTCCCGAGCAATTTTGAAGGTGGAAGGTTGAGTCGGGTCAGACGGATCTGCAGGTCCCGTATACTCTTTCAAGGTCACAAGGACCTTGTCCTTCACAATATTACGGCTGTTAGCAGTACCGATGGTCTGCTCAGCAGTGCGCTCCCGAGATTCCTTAGAGCCAGGGTTACCGAAGAAGCGGTAACGATCTAACTGAACCGTCTGACCTGGCTGCTTCGAGAAATCATGAACGACCACCGGTTCGGCAGCCATCTCAACGATGTAAGCAGGGTGCGGACGGTAGAGTTCGGCACCAAGAATCTTGGGAAAATCATTATCGATAAACATCGATAGTGTCCGCAAGAAACTACAAAATTATCTTAGCCTTTCAACAGCTATAACTACATAGTTGCTGTCTTATTTTTAGCGTTAAATATTTTTCTGATTAGAACTATTCACAGTAGAACTAAAGGTGCGGATCATGCCGCGAATGCCATCACCCAGCACTCCGTAAACGCTTCCATAGTTAGGAACGTATCGAGAAGATTTACCTCTGTACATATTTCTAATAATCGTATTTTTTCCGCTTGCAGTCTCACCAGGTAACGCATCGGAACGTACCGATTCGACTAGAGACTGACAGTAGATCGGTGGGTTGTACTGCCACTCGGCTCT